GGAAGCACTATTGGGGCAGGGGTTCGATATGACGCCGTGGCTGCTGCGGAGCAAGCAGGGGAAGGTGCTGAAGGGCAAGAAGGAGCACATCTGGGACGCCTGCCTGATTGGCTGGTGCCACTGGCAGGAGATGATGCTGATAGGTAAACCATAGGGGGACACGATGGCAGCGAAACGCAAGTGCAAGAAGTGCATCCACGGGGAGCCGCATAACGGGCACAAGGGGTACTGCGACTGCACCCTGAATCCGATCTGGCAGCGGTTGCCGGACTCCCACTACTGTAGCCAGTTCGAGAAGAAGGCGACGAAGAAGAAGACGAAGAAGGACGCTTGACACGCCCCGCCTGACCCCCTACGCTGTAAGGCATGGAGTTGGTACGCAATCCCCCCATGCCGCACGTCCCAGCCAAGACTGAGCCCGGCTCCGACGAGTTCCACAAACGCATGGAGAGCAACGTCACCCTCCGTCAGAAGTGGTGGGAGTTCTACCGCACCCACCCCGCCATCTTCATGCTGCACTGTATCAAGATCGTGGACAAGGAAGCCAACCTGGTGCCGCTGGACATCTGGCACCGCAACTATCGCCGGGCGCAGGTGCCGTATGTGAGTTCGCTGTGGAGGGTATGGAGCACCACGGGGCGAGTGCGGACGGTAGTCCTCAAGGCCCGCCAGTGGGGCTGCACCACCGTCACCCAGGCGTTCATTCTCTGGGTCATGATCTTCGAGCCGTACACCACCGGCATCGATGTGGCGGACGACCGGGAGGGGGCGGAGTTCATTCTGGAGATGCTGCGGGAGATGATGCGCAACCTGCCGAAGTGGATGAAGCCCGACACCGAGTATGCAGGCAAGGCGAGGCTCCTGTTCGACGACTTCGTGCTGGAGAAAGAGACCAAGACCGAGTGGCGCAAGAACCGCTCCTCGCTGCGGGTCGGCACCGCCCGCAATGAGAAACTGGGCCGTAAGCAGAAGTTGATGGTGGCACATGGGTCCGAGGCTGCGTTCTGGGGCGAACATGCCATGACGATGCTCGGGGGGCTCATGCAGGGCATTCCTTCGGTCCCCGGCACCTTGCTGGCCATCGAGTCTACGGCTAACGGCTGGGGCGGGCCCTTCTTCGACCTGTGCAAGCTGGCGGAGTCGGGGAGGGGCGGATTCGAGTTCGTCTTCGTCCCGTGGTTCATGATCGACGAGTATCGGCTGATGCCCGGGGATGACCGGCTGGATGAGATTCGGCCCGAGGACTTCCCGGTTCGGGATCCGAAGGAACTGCACGGCTACCTGCAGGCCGAAGACTACGAGACGCCCCGGCTGGACAGTGACGAGATCACCCTGGTCGAGGAGCATGGGGTGCAGGCGTCGCAGTTGCTCTGGCGCAAATGGGCGATTGAGGCGCGCTGCTTTGGCGACCTCGATCTCTTCCATCAGGAATTCCCAAGTACGGTCACGGAAGCGTTCATCGCCACCGGCTCCCCGACCTTCAACCCGAAGATGATGCAATATCAGCAGGACAAATGGGTGCGGGAACCGGCTCGCATTGGCGAAGTGATGCACAACGAGGAGAAGGACGAGTACTACTTTCAGGATGTCGTCGGGGGCCGCATCAAACTCTGGCATGAGCCCGAGAAGGGCTTTGAGTACCTCGGCGGGGTGGACCCGGCCATGGGTTCGGAACTGCGGGTGTCGAGCGAGGCTGACGGTGACAACGCCACCATCGAGATCCTGTGCCAGAATACCATGTTCCAGTGTGCGGAGGTGGCCGGCAAGTACGGTCCGGACGAGACCGCCGAGATCCTGTATCCGCTCATCCGCTACTTCAACCAGGCTTATGCGGTGGTGGAGAATAACGGAGGTTTCGGGTCTCCTATTCTCATGTACCTGAAGGACAAGGAGTACGAGCACATCTACACCGGCATGGTCTACGACCACGATCTCAAGGAAGACACCCCGCAATTGGGCTACAATACGAACGTGAAGACGCGGGGCATGATGTTCACCACCGCCAAGGCCGCCATCCGCAAGAAGGGCTGTCGCATCCACTCTGCAGAGTTGGTGGACGAGATGCGCTCGATGATCAACAAGCCGCTGAAGAGCGGGGGGGTGCGGCCCGAAGCGAGGCCCGGGGCCAAGGATGACCGGGCGACGAACTGGACGATGCTCCTGGAGGTGAATCGGGAGTACGGAGAGCGGGATGCCGATGATGAAGATGAGCGCCCCGAGGTGGACTACGATAACCAGTATGCCGATGTCTGGGAGCAGGTCTTGCGCCCGCAGCGCCCGTCGATGAATCAGATGTGAACTACTGCCGTTCCAATGCGGCCCGCACGAAGCAATCCTTCGCTTCCAACAGCTTGCGCAGTCCCTGCTGTTTCTCCACTCCATAAGGGAGCGAATCTTCCATCAGGTGTGCCAGTTTGCACAGCGGCGCGCTGACTTCCTGCAACTTATCGGGCAGGTGCGAGTACTCGAAATACCTCATGACGTAAGACTTGCCTGATGTGTCCATGTCTTCTCCTTGCTGTGTTGACAGCGATTGTTTCTGCCACCCTACCACAACTTCTCCTCCAGCCAATGACAAATCGTGCCGCGCCTGAAAAAAGTGCTTGACACGAACTGTCTCACTTGAGACACTTTCCGCAGAGGGTGCCTCATCCGTGAGACACCACCCCGACTATAGCAGATGATTGAAATTGTCGTCATAGCCGTTCTGGCAATCCTCACGCTCACCTTTGCTGCAAGAGACCTCCATCGCACGCACGTACACGCGAAGGAAGCTTCCGAGAGGGGGCAGCAGCAGCATGAATTGGAACTCGCCCGTCTCCAAGCCGACGCCGAAGCCCGCAAACTCCAGCACGCTCTGGAGGGGCGGCGCGTCGCCATCGAGGAGCGCCAGCAGGATATCGAGGACGAGCGGTTCGAGTTGGCGAAGCAGGAGGATAAGGTCCGTCAGGAAGCCGAGGCCAAGTGGCGGGAGAAGTATCCCGAGGCGGGAGCCAGCGGCGACTTCTTCGACGACGCAGACCATCCCGGGTTGGGATTAGGGGGGCGCAACGATGCCTTACAGATCTAACCTCTGGGAAGTAGGCTTCCCCGGTGCGCAGTCCACCACCGGTCTCGGGGATCAGGCGACCATGCCTTTCCCTACGCCCGAGTCGCAGCCTAGAGGCTTCCTGGATGCGGCTACCAGCGACCCGCAGGATTTCATTGCCACGAGAATCAGCATCCTCGACGCACAGGATAGAAGCCGCGCCCGCAAAGAGACGGGCCGGGGATATTCGTCCACTGGCACCCTCACATCGCCACCCTGGAGGTAAGCATGGCCGACATCATTGAGCAAATCCTTCTCGGTTTGGGCTTTGGCGTAATCGCTGGTGCCGGGGCGGCGGCATCTCTGGGACAAATGGGTGTCGGGGATGGTCGTCCGACGTCGCTTCCCGGTGCTGGCGGTCCCCCTCCGAGCGGTCCTCCGATGGCGCCAGACGGGACGGGCGGCAATATCAGGACCCCAATGGGAGCCATGCCCGCGTTGGTGAGGGGAGAATCGGTGAAGGGATGGGAGGGATTGCACGGCGGCCAGCCGCGTGGCGATCAACCTTTCGATCCCAACGCCACCGTGCAGATGCCGACCGGCAGTGAATGGGCGAGGGCTGGTATTCCCAACGAAGTGCCGCAGCAGGACAGGCGTCAGAAGTTGGCGGCGCTGACCATGAAGTACCGGGGCCAACTGAGACCCGCGGGTATCGGAGGGGCGGGCGCACGGGGGTTGCAGAACTCCCCATATGGATACATTCAGCAGCAGACCGCAACCAGCGCCGGGCCTCCCCCGTGGAACCCGATGAAGGCACACTCCATGGGCTACAATCAGGGAGGCCAGTAGGATGCCCTATCAGCCCCGCCAGAAGCAGATGAAGCAGACCAGCAGCGGTTCGGGCTGGCTCGGGGGCCTTCTGGGCGGTACGGCAGGAGCGGTGGGCATGGGCATCCTCGGCAGCATCATCGGCACCGCGATTGCGCCGGGAGCGGGCACTGTGGCTGGAGCGAAGGCAGGGACTGCAGCAGGAACCGGCATGGGCGCGATGATCGGCTATGGCACGGGGGCATCGGTTGGCGGCGCTCTCGGGCAGGCCGGGGGGCAGTACGCATGGGAGGCCGCCGGGGGCGGGCCACAATACAGCATGGTCCCCTACGGGCGGCGCCTCAATCCCGAGATGCTGATGGCGAGACGGCAGGCGCTCCGCAATATGGCGGGGCCGCAAGGGGGACGACAATATGGCTAGCGAGTTCCTCGAAACTCTCAAGAACAAGATCCGGGCCTGCGAAGAGTCCCGGCGTCCGCTCAAGGCCCAATGGGTCACGAACTGTGCCATGTTCAAGGGGGCGCAGTGGCACAAGTGGAACCGCGACCTCTCCCGTTTTCAGTATGTCCCCCCGATGCCGGAATGGCGCATCCGGCTTACCATCAACGTGTTCCGGGCCATCGCCCAGGGGATCGGCAGCAAGCTCACGCAGAACCGCCCCTCGTGGACCGTAGCCCCCGCCTCGCAGGAAGAGAACGATCGGCAGCGGGCGAGGATGTCGCAGTACCTCCTCAATTACGACTGGGAGCGGCACGACTGTCAGGATAAACTGTACCGGGCGGTCTTGTGGTCCGTCATGACCGGCGCCGGGTTCTGGAGCATTCAGTGGGACCGGGACGCGGG